TAACAGTGTTAATTAGACATTTTAAAATATTTTCGGCTTTTGTAATTTGTTGCGCGTAAGGTATTAATTTATTTTTATCATTTTTTAAATAAATTTTACTCTTTTTAATATAATGTAAAAGTTCGGGTCTTACTCTTTCGGGGTCATCAATCCATATATTATCTTTTAAATAAAATAATCTTCCTTTGTATGATTTTAATTTGAATTTTAAAATATTAAATATGTATGTTGATGCGTCATCATCATCACTACAAAATATAATATCTTCATTATTTTCATCATTGTTTTCATCATCTTTTACTTCATTTTTTTTGATTTCGGCTTTCTCAATTTTTTTTATATTCTTTTTTTCATAAATCATTTTTTTAATATCGTTCAATCTTGAAGGGTCGTCAGTTTTAGCAAATGTTATTAATGTTCCAATATTTATTGAATTATCAGCTTTTAAACTGTTCCAAGTAGAATCACAATTTTTTTGTTCGTATTTACTACTTTTACTAGAAAAATTATGATACAATCCAGAATCACATCCTAACTTTTTTAATAGCATTCCAATCTTAATCCATTGCTCCCTATCATCAGCTCTCGAAGAACTTAAACAATCAAGAAGTTCATTCATATAAGGTAAATAATCCTCTGTACTCATATTATATTTTGATGGTTTATTTTCTATAGGAATTATACCAAATCCTGCGGTTTCATTTTTAGGTTCTTCAATAGGTTTGATAATACCATTTTTTATATCAATCAATCCTTGAATATAATTTATTAAATCTTGTGGCATATCCTTTTTAATACTTCCTTTTCTCAATTTGTAAGTAATCAAATTTCCATCTAAAGTATTATATCTTGTAGGTGGAGCAATAACAAATCTATCATTATTTAAAAAATCAATTTTTTTTGATTCGCCAATTTTCAATGCAGTATTAATATTTACATAATTAAAATAAATATGATATCCATTTTTAGTTTCTACAATATAGTAATTATTTTCAAAAAATTTAAATTTTATATTATCTTCAATAAATACTTTTTTATCATCATAATCAAGTACAGATAAATTATTTATTTCTCCTGTTAAAATACCAATATTAACATGCTCTTGATTTATTAAGCTTTTAGTAAGATTGTTCCATCCTTTTGGTGGTGTAAAATCTTTTTTTTCTTCTCCATTTTTATTTTTAAAAGTTGTAAAATCAGCAAAGCTAAATTTAATAAATTCATTTGAATTCAAGTTTTCCTTAACGTTTTGAGTTGTCATTTATATTATATACTTATATATTTATTTTGTCTTTAAATCAAAATAATTAAAATTAAATTAAAATAAAAAATAAATCATTTTTTTTATTTTATGTAAAAGATATTTTAATAATTATATTTTTATTTAATAATTATATCTAATTCTCCAAAATCTTGTAAAGCGGGCTCATTATGCATTTCCTCTATATGTTTTTTTAGTTTTTGTCTTTCCCTATATTCTTTATTAGATTGTTTTACCTTCTCCCTAAATTCTGGGTCATTCTGATATCTATTTTTAATATAATTATTATTATAATCATTGATTTTTTCACGGTATCTTTCGTGATAAATTTTATTATTTCGTTTTCTATATTCCTTAACTTTATTCCATTTTTCCATTACGGCTTTAATATTCTCTAATTCATTTTGTAAATTATTAATAGTATCCATTTTATATATATACTTATATAAGATATTTATTTTAAGTTCAAAAATTATTAAAACATTTATTCCAAATAATAAAAATTACTTTCTTCCTTAACAACTGGAGCAACAGGTGGGGTATCATCAAAACATTTTTTACATTTATTTTTAGGATTATCACCGTCTAAATGTTCGTTCATAGTCATCGGTGGTAAATAGTTCCCGCATCCTTTACATAAAATACCGGTAATATAAGTATTTGCATAAATCAACTTTCGCTCTTCTTCTAAATCAATTAAAACATTCTTTTTCTTCTCTTCGCTCATCTTCTTAAGTAGTTCCTCTTTTTTCATAACAGCCTTTTTTTCATATCTAATACGGGCTAGTTCATTGACCTTTTCCTTATGTGATTCATAATACTTTTTGATAGCTCTTTTCTGAGCTTCACTGACGCCCTTTTTAACTGGTGCTTCTTCCATATATATATAAGTAATATATTTTTATTATATATATGTTTTTTAAAAAAAAGAACTACAAAAAAATTATAAAAATATTTTTGTAGTTTATTCGCTTTCGCAATCAGTTGCTCCTTCGTTTGTTTGTAAATACATTAAATGTTTTTTACTTTTTAAATGTGTATTTTTATTAAATGTTAAATAATGTCCTCCACAATTACAAAAAACGGTTGTTTGGTCTCTCTTAGGGTTATTAATAGGATTTCGTCTTGTATTATTAGTTTTAACCCGAATTTTAAATTCATCTTCTGATTCAAAAGCTTTTTTAGTATTCATATTTGCATTATAAAAACGTTTCCAATATTCCTCTTTAATTCTTGCTTCAATATTTGTTTCACATTCATATTCTTCAATAAGTTCAATTTGACAACAATTCCACCCACCATTTAAATATATAATTTCATATATTTTCCTTTTACAACTTCCATTACAAAAAGCATCATATTTCGCTTTATGTGTGTATAAACGTTTTTGTAAATTTACAGTTGAACCAATATAAATGTTGCCGTTAATAGTTATTCTATATATTAAATATTTCATATAATTAATATATAGATATTTATTTCTTAACATTTTACTAAATAAATATTTTTGAATTCTTAATATTTTCAATATTATGAGCGTTGAATGCATCTATAGCTCCAGCAATAGCGATTTTTTTAGGGTCAGCTGTAAAAAGAGCCGGTATAATACGACTAGTATGAGGATTTGCCAACGTTTTAACATTAGCATTCCATGCGCTAGCTAATGAAACAACATCACCCGAAGACCTATAAATATTTTTATTAGGTCCTCCCTTTACCTTTTGCCCCAAAGTTTGTCCTGAATCTAATACGTGGATATTGTCCGTATTTTTTGATATATCCTGTGCAATACGACCACCCAAGCTATGAGCGGTTATATCAACATTTGAAGGAGTATATTTTTCTTTAGCTTTTTTCAAAGTTTCATCCGCTTCTTTATATCTTGTAGTGTCTTTAAATCCTCCAAAAACATTTTCATAACCTCTATCAAATCCCTTTTTCCAAGCATTAGGTAAAACGGCTTCAATACCGCGTTCAATAATAGGTTTGCCAACATTTTTATTTATTCCTAATGCCAATTTCAAATCACTATTAACCCAATCTGTCAGATTATGCGAACCGGTAATATTATATAATAATTTTTTATTATCTGGATTATAATACACTTGTTGATTATCATTACTCAATCCCTTATCTATTTGATACCCATATTTTATCATCTCTTTAGCCTTCTCATTTTCATCTGGTATATAACCCACGCGTAAGCTATCATAAAGAGTGAGAGGCTTAGCTCTATCAATTTTTTGACCATTCATAATATTTAATTAGATATTTCTTTTTGTCTATCTTCAATTTCCTGTAAAGGTGTTTTTTTAATTGCTTCTTGCCAGTAATTTTCTAACATATAAAATAAACAAGGCCATTGTTCTAATAATCCCTCAGGTATGCGATTTTTATAATAATCAATTTGTTTCCATTCATCAAAGCCGAATTTTATAATTATAGGTTCATCGGGTTCATCATCTTCAATTTTAATAAAACTAAAAATATTATTAATATTTTCAATTTCAACCATTCTGACATTCTCTTCTTCCATTATATATATTCTTTTTAGAAAAAAGAATTACAAAAAAAAAAGAAAAAAGAATTACAAAATATAAAAAAGGAGGGGTCGTAGGGGAACCTTGGTTCCCTACTATATTAATTCGGTTGAATTAATAATGTCAGTCATAGCTTGACGCATTTGTGATGCATCCCCAGTAATTGATATATCTTCTTCTTCTCCAGTAGCATTTAAAAACTTTTTATAATAATTATACATTTTATTAACTCCAAATTGTCCTGCTAATGGAAAAGGTTCTAAATTATAATTATCAATAAATTTTGCTTTTTTATCTTTTTTTAAATATATTTTTTTAGGTTTTGAACTTCCTCCACCTGTTAAGGCTGGTGGTTCATTACCTTGACCCGTAAAAATATTTTGTTGTTTTTCAGATTCCTCTTCTGGAGCTCCCTCATTTAAAGTTCCCGAAAATTCGCGTTCTTCAACATCTGGTAATTGAATTACAGTAGTCGATTGTCTAAATGGGTCAAATGGTTGTCTAAATGATTCTTCCGTTCTTTGTATTCTTGGCTGGACTGCAGTAAAAAGTGTAAAAAGGTTTTGAGTTGATTTTTGTAAATCCTCAAGTCTATTTTGAGCTACTTCATCCCTTATTTTAGCAACTAAAGCATCTGTTTGTGTTTTAACATCTTCTTCAGTAAGGCCTTGTGTATCGGCTTCAACTCTGACTTGTGTAGGCTGTGTAAATCCAGCTCCCATATCATTATCTTGCCTTATATCTTCAGAAGATAAAGAAGTTTTTTTTCTTCTTGGAGCTGATTTTCTTTTTTCCTTAAAAACCCCCAAATCTTTTAATGTTTCAATCAATTTAACTGCACTATCAGTTTTAACACTTACTTTATTATAATTTGAATTATCAATTTTTACCATATAATAATAACAAATATTCTTTTTTATTATTAATTCTTTTTTTTAAAGTTTTTGCCGTAGATTTTTTTAAAATCTACTTATATAGATGAGTATTAACAATTTAGAATTTACTTCATATAATTATCTTTCAAACTTGGCTTCTGTTAATGCGGATGAAGTTAATACAAATATATTAACAAAATCAGACCCAGACATAAGTGATTTACAATTTGACATGCTTGAAGGTATAAACACAAATGAAACAATACAAGAACAAATTGATAATGTATCGGTTGATATTACGGGATTAGAAGCGGATGTTTTAACATTACAGAGTGAAATGAATACGGCACAAGATGATATAAATGATTTACAATCTGATGTAATAGCACTAGGTGTGACAGTAGGAGCAACTTCGGCAACAGTTGCTGGATTGGTTATTTCTCAGTCGGCACAAGATGTGACACTTGCTACACATACAGGACAAATCGGAACATTACAGGGTGAAATGAATGATGTTGAAGATGATATAAACACATTACAAACAAAAACACAACACCAAAGTGCCACTGGATTTAGAACTGTGTTTTCTTCAACAGTTGAAGTTGGCGGGGTGACATTAAATACAGCTTCAGCATCAACATTTAACGATGGGTTATCAGCATCAAACCCGATTGTATCCACAGCTGGTACATCTCAATTCTCTTCTTTATTAGTTAATACAACCGCAGAGATTACAAATGATTTTACAATAACAAACGGAACACAATTTATAACACGTAATACATTAGCAAGTAATAAAAAATTAGTATTATATGATAATACAACAGGAAGCGATTATGACTATCTTGGATTTTGGACGGACTCAGGAACGGCTTCAAAGAAGTTTTTAAATTCTGAAATAGATGGTGTAGCAGGTTCGGCCTTTCAATGGTATTATGGTAATAATCTTAATTCAGCCCGAACATTAGCTAAGAGTTTAAGCTCTTCTTCTGAAATCGGATATACTGAATCAGCTAAGTTTTTAAAGTCAGCTGGGTTTTCACAGGAAATAAACCTTATAAGAGATACCGCAAATAATAGAGTTCGTATTGATATGCAAGGTGATACAAATGGGTTAAATACATTTGACGGTCAAATAATCCAAGAAGAAGGAAATGGAGTTGATGATAACCGCGGGATTATGACTATTCAATCAGGCGGAATTGCTATCAATGCTTTAAATACAGGACTTAATATTCAAGCTACAACATCAACCTTAATTCAATCAGGAACTACAACAACACTTACAAGTGGAGGTGCAACTGAAATAAACAGCACTACTTTTAATATAAATGCGTCAGATGTAATAACACTTAATTCTATTGGAGGTATGACATTATCAGAAACCGCGGTTGCTGGAGTTGTATTAATAGAATCAACAAATGGAGATATTAATTTGAATGGAACAGATATTGGTATTGTATCAACAACTGGCGAGATAACACTTACATCAACAACATTTACGACAATTAATGCAGATGATTTAGATATTAATGTTAGTGGAAATACAACAATTGATAGTAATGTTATTCGACTTACAAGCACAACAGAAACAGAAATAAATTGTACGACACTTGATATAAATTCTTCAGGTGGTAATATTACACTTGATACTACAAATAGTATGACATTTACAAAAACAGGAGCAACAGGTGGTATAAGTTTTAATAGTGGTAATTTTGTCACAATTAACCCGACAACAACAATTTCAAATCAAATTAACAGCGTTGATAGATTATCAATAACAAATACGAACGTGACAATTAACCCGACAACAACAATTTCAAATCAAATTAACAGCGTTGATAGATTATCAATAACAAATACGAACGTGACAATTAACCCGACAACACAATTTCTCGCTGAAATTAATACAGTAGATAAACTGACAATAACAAGCACAACAACAACACTTGACAATACTACTTTTAATATTAATGCGAACACAAGTATAAACGTCGATAATACTTTTAATATGATGCCGACCGCAACCATTATTCAAAATATGAGTGCTACAATTCCAGCGGGATTTTTATATTGTAATGGAGGCAATATATCAAGAACAGCTTATGCTCGGTTATTTGACGCTATTGGAACTGCTTTTGGAGTAGGTGATGGTTCAACCACATTTGGCAAGCCAAATCTGACAGGTGCGTACCTACGTGGTACTTCAGGGCAGACCGTTGGAGGTGTCACATATACTGGACCAGCAATTGGAACGGCACAACAGGACGCAGTATTGAATCCACTCTATGCATCTAATGAAGGATACTTCAATACAACATCGGGAGGTGCTACTCGTGAATGCGTATCGCGAAACAGAATTACAGCAGACCCCGTTGATACAAGCACGGGTATATTACCAAGGTTTGACAGAACAGCCACAGAGAACAGAACATTCAATTATTCAGTTTATTATTATATTCGCTATTAAAAAATATGTTATTATATATAAATGGAGATTGAAACAATTATTGAAATTGCTATGGAAAGATTACTGAGTGAATTATGTTTGAAATATTATTTAGAACCTCACCCTGAAATTAAGAATTATATTTATCAAAATGAAATTCTACCACTTTATAAAAAAATAAATAAAATATAATATTTGTTATTATTATAATGTCAAACTTTGCATATTTAAAACCAGCTCATGGCTTATGGAAAGAATCAAAAATCAAAAAAGTTCAAGATAGAATTTTGCATAAAATTAGTGAATTACCGGAAGAGGTAAGGAAGAATAAACATTCAATGGAAATGCTTTTGCTCGTTTGTAATTGCATCGAACATTCAATTGATAATAAAAAAAAACCTGATAAAATAAAAATAGATAAAAAAATATTATTAATACAAATCTATAAAGAACTTTATGGAAGTTTAAGCCCAGCTGATTGTGAATTGTATGAAAGAAATATTGAATTCTTACACGACAACGGCCACATAAAAAAAGAATCATTATTAAAAGTTTGTTGTTATACAGTAGTTGATTGGGTGAAGCGTAAAGTTTTAAACTAATTGATAGCGTCTTTAATTTAATTTTTGATTATTTACGTGAAGAGTCTTTAAGAAAATGTGGGATGAATGAAAAAAATATAACATTGATAACCGCCCTAATAAACATTGATGTATATTATATAATAAATTTATTATTAAATAAATATGGGCTGGGGTATTTATTAAAATATATTTGGTGGATTGGATTATTATAAATTGTTTTAACAAAACTTTTAAATATTATTCCGGCATCTATATATTAAATATAAATATATAACTATACTACATATAATTATATATATTAAATATAATTATATAAAAATACTACATATATTATATTATTAACTAAAAATTAAGCCTTTAATTAAGTTTTTAATAGGTTTTATTAGTTAAATACTACATTAAAATATTTTAATATAGTATTTAACTAATAAATAAGCCATTTTATTAAGTTTTATCTTAATTTTTAGTTAATTATAGAATATATGTAGTATAATTATATATTTATATTTAATATATATAATTATATATAGTATAGTTATATATTTATATTTAATATATAGATGCCGGAATAATAGTTTAAAGTTTTGTTAAGAAAATATTGATATTAATATAAATGGATTATAATTAATTTGTTAATATTTAAAATAATAAAATATATTTATATAATATATATAAATGGATTTCTCAAAAGATATTAAAAAGAA